GATAAGATGAGAACTTTGGGTAACACTTTTGGGTTTAATCGTGGTGGAGGTATTTTCTGATGGATGCATTACCAAGAGAAAATTGGACTCCTTACCAGTTGCAGATTGCTGCAAATATGGGGGCTGTTGAGAGGGATGTTATTACTGGTGAGTTGTTTGTTCCTCAGTTTGAAGGGCAAAGAACTAATGTTTTTATTGATGTAGATCCTGCTGGTAAAAGTCCAGCAGAATTTGAAGCAGAAGTAAAAGAACAAGTCATGTCTATTAAAGAAACACAATGGGCTAATGATCCCAGAATGAATATGACTAGAGAAGATGTAGCGGCAGAAGTGGATGCTATGCAAAGAAGAGGAGAGGCTCCAACAGATGAAGATGGTAACCGTATGGGTTGGGACGAAGCTGTTGATTATTATGCAAATAGATTAGACAATCCCAAAAATATGATTATAGAAGACATAATGGGTCAGCTTGTTGGTGGTGGTGAAAATGCTTTTGTTAGAACTGCTGAAGGTTTAGATAATTGGAGAGCAGTGACTCGTAGTGGTGAGCCATTTGCTGTCAGAGAAGGTGTAAGGGATTACAATGTAGCTGCTGTTAATCCAGCTCATAATACTTTAAAAAACATGCTTGGAGGAGGTGGACCTGCGGCAGACATGGGTCTTGGTGCTGATGGTCAAGTACAAATTTTAGATGCAAATGGTAATCCAGTGGCTAATCCTGATATGAGTCCAACAACTTCCGATCAGACTAGGAACGCTGTTTACGATTGGATTAATGTCAATTTTTCTTGGGCTAGAGATCTTGGTTTGGAAGACATGATAAGAGATGCTATAGAAAACAATATTGATGACGATGTTTTGAAAGCTCAGATAAGACAATCACCACAGTATCTTGCGGCTTTCCCAGGGATCACTGATGAGCAAGGTCGCATGAGGTTTTTAGACGAAGCGGATTACGTGGACCAAGTCAGGGAATACAGGAATGTGTTGAGAGATGCTGGGAGTATAGGTGAACGTTTGATTTTTGATCCCAACACTGAAAGTCCTTTAGATTATGCAGCGTTCATGGAGCGTGGTATCTCTACAGATGAGTTGTCTCAAAGGTTGGATACTTTCCGTAATCTGAACAACGCTTCTAGTGGTGTTAGAACAGCTTTTAAAGCTTATGCAAATATGGATGTTCCTGTAGAAATGTTGTATCAGGCAGTTGTAGATCCTAAAGCAGCTACTGATCTGATAGCTGAATATAATCAAAATGTTTTGGATGCTAATTATAGTTATCCTGAACAGTTAGCTAATTGGACTGACGCTATAAGAGAGCAGACTTTAGAGCAGTTGACAAGTTTAGAATCTCAAGGTGTTTTACCTGAAGGTGCTTTAGCAAGAATCAATGCTTTGTCTGGAGATGAACAACAAGCATTAGTAGAAGCATTATATATAGGGGATGTGACACAAAATGATCCTCTGTTGGAATTTGATGAATTAACAGAGGCTTACCAATTTGCAATTATAGGTGGAGCTGCCTCTGAACAAGGTTTAGTAGCTCCTTCTTTAGACAGAGTAAGGGCTATTAGGGAAGCTGGTATTAGTCGTGCTCAAGCATTGAAAGCTTACGGCAGTTTCAAAGGTCAGCAAGGGATGATAAATGCCATGCTGTCTAGAACTAACGTACAAGGTCAAGGTATAGGTGAGTTCACTCAAGCAGATTTTGAGGAAGCAGTGTTCTTAAACAGGGCAGAAGAAACAGATCTTTTGACAAGAGCACGTCAATCTGAGGAAGCTTTAAGTCGTGGTAGTGGAGGTTTCGCCACAAGTATGCAAGGAAACCGTTTAAGTCAAGTAGGCCGTTCAGGTTCTGGTACCTTGTATTAACACTTGACACCGAATGTCAAGGTATACTTAGATATATACATCCTTCTGGATTCCCCTTGGATTCAGAAGCGTACTAGACAAGGAGATACATATGCCATTCGATGACGAAGATGAAATATCCCAGATGTCGGGTGGAGCGCTCCGACAAAAGTTGGAGCAAACGCTTGAAGAAAACAAACTGCTTGCCAGTGAACTTGTCGGCTTGAAAGCACATGATGTGATTTCAGAGCACGGTTTGTCACTTGTTGAGCCACAGGATTTAAAAGGCGTTGACATAAGCCAACTTGAACAGCGGGCCAGGGAGATCCAAGAGGATCGAAGAGGTCAGCAAGAAAAGTTAGCTAGGGACCTATTAGCCAAACGTGGGTATGACGGAGAAGAACTAGAAAACCAACTCCAAGATTTTCTTGGAGATGAACCAGTAGCTCCGATTCATACTGACGCTGAAGCTATCACTAGAGCACAACAGGTGGGTGCAGTCTCAGGTCAACCTACATCGATTATTAATCCTGAAAGGTTGAGTGGAGTAGCAGCTATCGAATATGCGCTAGAGCAGAAGGAAAATAAGCGCAAATAGGTTTCGATTATTAACCACTAAACAACCTAAAGGAAGGTAAAAAATGCCTACAGGCAGCGTTACCCTACTTGAAGCTGCTAAGTACGGTGATGACCAGTTGAAGCGTGGAGTTGTTGAAACTCTAATTCAAGAGTCTCCGATTCTTGAAATGTTGCCTCAAACGTCTATCTCTGGAAACGCACTTAAAGTACAGGTAGAAAACACGTTACCAGCACCAGCTTTCCGTGATGTTAATGAGTCGTATTCACGTACTCATGGCACAGACACGGAACGCTATTTTGGTACAGCCATCCTTGGTGGTGAGGTATTCGTTGATAATTATCTTGTCCGTGTTCGTGGCAATGTAACTTCAGTTAAAGCAAGGCAGTATGCCAAGTTTGCTAAAGCCATGTCTAGAACATATGACAAATATTTTTTCGATGGAACAGGAACCGCTAAGGATTTTAAGGGAATTAACGCCCTTATCGATGAGGGACTAGGTCAGAAGGTTATTCAAGCTTCTGGCGGTGGACCCCTCTCATTAGCAAAAATGGATGAAGCTCACGATGAACTTCGTAGTCAGTCCAGTGCAGATGTCATCTTGATGAATCGCACAGTTAGACGGAAGTTGACCGATCTTGGTCGCAACTCTTCTGGTTACTTCTCACTACTTGATGTAGGGGATGACCGTTTTGGCCGTCAAATTATGCAGTGGAATGGTATTCCAGTCCGCATCATCGGTGATGATAAAGATGGTAGTGCTATCTTAGGATACGATGAAGATCCTGGAGATGGTGCAACTGACTGCACAAGCATTTACTACATCGCCTTCGGCGAAGATGAGAACGTAACAGGTCTTCTTGGCCTCGGTGGTTCTTTTGATGTAGTTGACTTCGGTGAAACCGAGTCTGCTCCAGGCCACATGGGAAGAGTTGAACTCTACCCTGGCGTTGCTATTTATAACCCTCTATCAATCGTGCGCCAATACGGCATCACGAACGCTTAAGGAGTAAACTATGGCGCAATCATATACTGGCGTAGGCCCAGGTACCCTTGTACAAGACGCAACTGGTGGTGTGTTGCTTGCTGATACAGCAATCGCAGCAGACGGTAACACTGGATGGGTTTATGTTGGGAAACCAGGCCCTGTTGTTATGGAAATCGCTTTAGGAGCGATTGGAGCTAACGCTTCTTTCACTGCTGGTGCGATCAGATTTGAAGGTGCGGACACCTCTGGCGGTACTAACACCGTTGAGTACGGTTCAGCTCCTGCTATCGCTCATGATAAAGACAGCCAAACACTTTATATCCGAATGGATGTTTATAAGGAGTACATGAAAGCTACTTATGACATAACCACTTCGGGTGGTCACACGGCGAATGTGGCTCTCACCTTGCGTGAGCCTCACGATCACCAGACCAATACAACTTCGGCTGCTCCTTCCTAAGATAGGAACAGCCCTTAATATCTTGTTCAGGGTGGCTGCTTAAAAAGCGGAGCCATCAATTGCAAGCAATGGCAGTCACCCTGAATCAAGTGATATAGTGAGGAAATATGGAACCTGATTTAATAAATAGTAAAACTTGGGCGGTTACGTCCACTGTAGAGAAGTGGGACAAAGCTGATGACCGTGCTTTGGGTCTTCCTCCTAATGACACTGTGTCTGTTGAGGATAATCTTCTTGTAAATGAAGGAATCCAACTTTTGTTGGATCTTCTTATCGGTGCTGGAGGAACTGCGTTTAACAACGCTAATAGTTATATAGGTGTTGGGGATAGTTCTACTGCTGCGTCAGCAGCTCAGACTGGTCTTCAGGCATCTTCAAATAAGGATTATCAAGGCATGGAATCTAGTTTTCCTTCACGGTCTTCTCAGACTGTGACTTGGAAAGCTGTTTGGGGTTCTTCAGAAGGTAACTTCGCTTGGAATGAATGGTCTATCGCTAACGGAAACTCTGATAGTGGAACCAATTTGAATCGTAAGGTTGCTTCTCTTGGAACTAAATCTTCTGGTTCGGAATGGACTTTAACAGTAACTATCACGGTGTCTTAGTATGGCGACTAATTACCCTACTTCTCTTGATACCGCTACTCAGCAGCCTTCGCCTAGTGCTACTACGGAGATGGACGATTCGGGCTATGAGCATGACGTTGTTCATACCAATGCTTCTGGCGCTATTATTGCGTTGGAAACGAAACTTGGTATCGGATCTACAACGGCTGCTGGGGCTACGACTAACCATGTTCTTGTAAAGCAAGCTGATGGGGATACTGAATGGGCTGCTGTTCCTTCTAGTACTCCTACAGTAATTACGGTAGCTGACACTACTGACACTACATGTTCAGTAGCTTTGTTTGAATCAGCTACAGGTGACCTTGCTCCTAAAACAGATGGTGGTGCCACATATAATGCTGGCACTGGGGTTTTAACAGCGACAGGGTTCGCTGGACCGCTTACTGGTAACGTAACTGGTACTGCTTCTGGGACTTCTGGGGGTTTATCAGGTGGTTACGAGAATGCTAATATTATTTTAGCTAACTCAATCTTTAATTAAATAAAGGAAAGGCAATATGGCAACATATTCAAAAATAAAACTATCTGGTAGCACAGATGGTAGAGGAATTCTTATAGATGACGATGCCTCAGCAGGCAAAGAAGTTCATACAGGTTCCTCTACAGCAACTACTTATGATGAGATATGGCTGTATGCAGCCAACTATGACACAAGTGATCGTAAATTAACGATTGAGTGGGGTAGTGCATCTGCTGGTGATCTGATTGAACAAACAATCACCACAGAGGCTGGACTTGTCTTAGTAGTTCCAGGGCTTGTTATCAAAGGTAATTCTTCACCTTTGGTGGTTCGTGCTTTTGCTGCTACTACTAGTTCTATCCAAATCTTTGGTTACGTAAATAGAATAACTGCTTAAGAGGTCTTATAGTGTTTCGACAAGATAGGACTAACCCTAGTTCTGCTGTTTCTAACTGGAAAGGCAGGAAGGACACGGCGAAGGCATGGCCGTCTACTGCTGTTTCTAGTTGGTTAAACGGCGGCGTGTTTGGTGGTAGTGGTGATGCTTACAAC